AGTCGACGACACGGAAATCGTGGCGGCCAACTTCCACGCTTACCCGGCCAACACAGTGCGCAAGTACAAAATCAAAACGCTGGGCGACGTGTTCAGCCGAGGCGACCAGAACGTGACGATAACCGGCAAGTGGGGATACAGCGTCGCAGTGCCGGCCGACGTAAAACTTGCGGCGACAGTTTTGCTCGCAGGAATTATTCAATACTCGGACAAGGCCGTGCGAACGGAGACGATCGGGAATTATTCGGTTAGTTACGATAGCGACAAAGGCTGGGGAGATTTTGCGCAAGCATTGAAAATTCTCAACAGCTATAAAAAGCACACATTCTAAAATTATGATTAGCGATTTATACAACGAATACGTCAACGTCGAGAGACTCGCAACAGTGAGCGCGAATAAAAAAACTTTTTCCGCTCACCTCGCAGACGTCCACTGCCACGTGCAGGCATACGACGAGGACATTACGAAAGACATAACAAACGGCTTCGGCAAAGACCTCCGTTTGTTTTGCGCAGTCGCTGACATAGTCGAGGGCGATCGGGTTATTCGGGACCCGGACGGAACCCCGGTCGAGTACCGAGTGGTCGGCGTGAAAGTTTACGACAACTACGGAGACAACGACCACGCAGAGGTGCGAATCCGAGCGTTTAAGAGTTAAAAAATTTTATGGCCGTAATAGTTTCAGTCACAATAAAAAACCTGCCGGAAATAAAAAGAGTGTTCAATGAGATGCCGGCAAAAATGACACGTGAACTCGGCAAAGCAGTCGAGCGCGTGATTTTGAAAATTGAGGGCGACGCAAAAAAGCTCGCTCCGGTTAACAAACAAAGCGGTGGCGGAAATTTGAGACAAAGCATAAAATCATTTATGAGAGGTGCCGCTTCCGGCGTAGTCGACGTCGGAGCAGGATACGGAATTTTTGTACACGAGGGGACGAGACCGCACATAATACGGGTCGTCAACAAAAGGGTGCTGGCCAACAAACGAATGGGTCAAATTTTTGGCAAGGTCGTCCACCACCCGGGCACGAAAGCAAACCCATTCCTGCAAAACGCGGTCGATAGCAATAGCGCGTTCATAGACCGACAATTTGAGCAGGCGGTCGATAACGTAATAAAATAAATTTATGGCAACAAACTTCAAAGACATTCGCGCGGCGATCAAGAAAGAAATCGACGACCACGCAACCAAAGTGCAGAACGCATACAATTACGAAAGGTCGACGTTTGAGGGCTTCCCGGCCGTGATAATTGCCCCAAGCGAGAACGAAGCAGACTACGGATCAACACAGAAAGACCGGCTCGTTTTCATTTTCAAGGTCCGGGCATTCTACCCGATACCGGATGAGGGCGAACACAGCGACGCAGAGGGAGCGCTTGAGGAAGTCGTGGACGAAATCCTCGGACTTTTCAAAGAGCGCGGAGTGCTTGGAAGCGCCTGCGACTGGGTCGAGCCAGCACCGGGGTCGTGGTACTATGAGGAAAGAGGCGAGGGCGTGTACCGCGTGGCTGAGATTACGCTCAGGTGCGTCAAGTATGTTGCTTAAACCTAAAACGTGCTATAATTTTTATGAAAGCTAAAAAGGAAAAAACAAAAAAGTCGACAATTACAAACCAGCCGGAGACGGCTCCGCCGAAGCGTAAAAAATATCACTTTCCTGTCCTCAAGAGGACGGTCGAAGCGGAAAGTTACGCCGAAGCATTAAAAATCATTAATAACAAATAAAATTATGTCATTACTACGCGGAGAGGACTTAAACATTGGTATCGGAATCGAAAACCCGTCAGCAAGAGGGACACTCGTTGACCCTCAAGCATTTATCCCGGGCCGAACGCCGACCGGAATCAACGTCGAAGTCGTCAAAACTCTCATAAAAGAAACAAAGGCGTCCGGAGTTTCAAGTCAAGGTTCAGCGGTCGTTCAACGCAAGGCGAGCGGATCATTGGAATTCAACCTCCGAAGCGAAAGCATCGGATATTTGCTCAAGTCGTTGCTCGGCAAATGCACAACGACCGTCGTGAGCGGTTCAGTCAAGAGCCACAAGTTTGAGGTACTGCCGAATAACCCTCAATTCCCTACCGTCTCGCTCGCGCTCGCGCAGGCTGGAAGTTTCCAAGACTATGCGTACAAAAACGCACTGGTCAAATCATTGGAAATTAAAACTCCTGTCGACGACCTCGTAAACGCAACGGCGGAATTTATCGCCAGCGACGAGGAGGAACATGCGGCTCACACCGTAGCGTTCAACGATACTGACTACCACTTCAGACCACAGGACGTCAGCATTAAAATCGCCGCAGACAAAACAGCGCTCGCCGCGGCCTCAGCAATCAACGTCAAAGAGTTTTCAGTTTCGCAAAACAACAACGGCAAAGCACAGCAACACATCGGAAGCGTAACACCGACCGATAACATCGCCGGCTTGCTGGAAATCGCCGGAGAAATGGTGCTCGACTACGAGGGCAAGACTTACCACGACCTGTTCAAGAACGGGACGTACCAAGCGCTTGAAATCACCCTCGAAAGAACCGACATCACATACTCGGCAAGCTACCACCCAAAAATCGTCATTACTTTGGCGAAAGTTTCCATTGAGCAGAGCTCACCGGATCGCCCAATTGACGACATTGTAAAAGACAAGCTCAGCTTCGTCGCTCACTACGACGCGGACGAAAGCGAAGCCATTAATATAACCGTTCAGAACACCGTGGCCGACTACGACTACGACGTTGTGAGCTAAACACCAAACTTATGAACTCACCAACAAAAAAAGTCACAACCCCACAAGCGAAAGTCGAGATTGAAATCAAAGACTGGATAAACGGACAGGACGCGGAATACATTGACGAGGCTTTAATGGCCGGCGTCAAAATAAAGCCGGACATGGGTCACAAGACCGCCACCGTTTCCGATTTCAACACGGCAGTTATTAACGAGCAAGCCCACCGCGAGATTGAAAAATTCGTGGTCTCAGTTAACGGAGTAACCGAGAACATTCTCAAAACAATTCTCGATTTGCCCGAGGACGACTACAACTTCGTCAAGGACGAAATCGGAACACGCCGAACTAAAAAAAAACTGAGCGAGTAAGTGGCTGGCCAACAGAAACCATAGTAGCCGTGTGCCAAGAAATGAAGTGGGACTACCACACATTTATGGCACAGCCCGAGTGGTTTCTCCTCGAGGTCATTCGCGCGATCAAGAGGCAACAAGACGACGCGCGGAAACATAAATAAAAACCTATGGCAGACACTCGACGCTTACAATTTATCATTGACGCAGAAAACCGCATCGGGAATGCGGTAGGCCAAGCGCAAGCACAACTCGACAAGCTACAGTCGAACATTGAGCGCTCGGCCGACGCGTCAAGAAAAGTAGCCTTCGCACTCGCCGGCGCAACCGCCGCGCTGGGTGCTTTTGGCATTTCAGCCCTCAAGAGCGCCGGGGAAATGGAGCAGACAAAAATCGCATTTGAGACAATGCTCGGGTCGGCCGAAAAAGCCAACCAACTATACAGCGACCTCGTAAAATTCGCGGCAAAGACGCCGTTTGAATTGAAAGGGCTGGAAACCGCCTCAAAGCAATTGCTGGCCTACGGGTTCACGCAAGAGCAACTCCTCCCGAACTTGAAAGCGCTCGGAGACATCGCGTCCGGTGTCGGTATGGACAAATTGCCAAACTTAATCCTCGCATTCGGGCAGGTAAAAGCGGCGACCAAGCTGACCGGAATGGAACTGCGCCAATTCACAGAGGCCGGCGTGCCATTGCTCGGAATGCTCGCGGAGCAAATGGGCAAACCAGTGAGCGCGATACAGGAAATGGTCAGCGCCGGGGAGATCGGCTTTCCTGCCGTTCAGCAAGCCTTAATGAGCCTAACTGGAGAGGGCGGACGCTTCAACAACTTAATGGAAAAGCAAGCCAAGTCGCTCGGCGGAATGTGGAGCAACCTGCAAGACGCGTGGGAGCAATTCCTCCGGGGCCAAGGTTCAAAACTTCTCGAGTGGGGCAAACGATTTGTCGCAATGATAACCGACATCGTTCAAAACAGCCTGCCGAAGTGGATCGAGGGAATCGAAAAAATCATAAAGTTTTTTGAGGAGCACACGACCGCGATTTATATCGTGGCTGGGGCGATTATGGGAGCGCTCGTGCCGGCAATTTACAGCGCCGCGCTCGCGTTCGCTTCCGCCGCACTCGCACTCGCACCGTTCCTCATTGGAGGCGCAATAATTGGCGCCCTCGTCGCCGGCATCGTTTGGATCGTTCAAAACTGGGACATGATAAAAGCAAAGGCTATGGAAATTTGGAACGCGATCACCGCGTACCTTTCCGGCATTTGGCAAAGCATCACCGGAGCGATACAAGCGGCGTGGAACGGCATCAAGGACTTCTTCAGCGCAATATGGGAGGGCATAAAAATGGTCTTCCAATTTTACGTCGCATTCATGACCGGGCTCGTCCTCATGGCCTTTCAAGCGATGGGCATTGACCTCGTGGCCGTTTTCCAAACAATAAAAGAGTTTTTCACAGTGTTCTGGGCAGACATCACCGCCGCCTTTCAATGGGCAGTGGACGGCGTCCGCAACGTTTGGAATACAGCGTGGAACGCGGTGCGCGACTTCGTGGCGCCGATATGGGGTAGCGTAAAGACAACAATCAGCGAAGCCCTCGGCTGGATTTTGACGAAATTCAAAGAGTGGACTGCCCCACTTACCAACGCGTGGAATTCCCTATGGCAAGGCGTCGGGACAGCACTGACCACCGTGTGGGAGGGCGTAAAAAATACGATAAAAGAGAGCATCAACTGGATCATTGGAAAAGTGAACAGCGTGATTGAAAGCATAAACAGCGTCGCGCGCAAGGGCGCAGGCGTGATAGGTTTCTCAGCGCCACAAATTCCAACCGTTCCAATGCTCGCAGAGGGCGGAATTGTGAGACGCCCAACTTTGGCAATGATTGGCGAAGCCGGCCCGGAGGCGGTCGTTCCTTTGAGTGGACGCTTCGCAGGCGCAGGCATGGGAGGCATCACAATTCAGATCACCGGCAACACCTTTATGGGAGAGGAGGGAATCGCAGACCGAATCGGCCGGGACATTATGCGAGCAATTAAGGCAAACGTAAGACTATGATAACGATAAGCATCGACGGCACAGACCGCTCAAGCATTATAGAATTCGGGAGCGTCAGCAAAACCGACGCAATCAATCAGCAAACTGACACGCTGAATTTTTCTATTTTGTACCATCCCGGCCAAACGTTCCGCCCCGAGACAAACAGCGAAGTAATTATGCTGGACGGAGCGACAAAGATATTCGCCGGGAAAATTTACGCCGTCGAGAAAGCAATCCTTGGCCCGGGCAAAGTTAAATACACGGTCAAGGTCAAGGACTATTCATACGACCTCGGCCGTTTGCTCGTTGTAGAGGGATACGAAAACATGACCGTGGAGGAAGTGATAGCCGACGTCCTCGCAACCTACGCGACCGGCTTCACAGGCACGAACGTCGCGTGCGCGCTCGACGTTGTGAAAGTGGCCTTTGACCGAATCACAGTCGTGGAGGTTTTGAATCGCCTCGCCGAAATGAGCGGTTATTCGTGGTACGTGGACTACGACAAGGACATCCATTTTTTTGAAAAAAATACCGAACTGGCGCCGTTCAATTTGACTGACGGAGACGGCAACCACATACCGGAGACCCTGCAAGCCTCGGACGATTTCTCACAGATACGAAATCGCGTTTTTATAAAAGGAGGGGAAATCGAGGGAGACAGCCGAACCGAAACATTTGACGGCAACGGCACAAAAAAGCAATTCAAACTCGCAAACAAATTCGCAAAGAAACCAACCGTAACAGTCAGCACGGTGGCCAAGACCGTCGGAGTCGACTATTTGGACGACGAGGATAGCTTTGACTGCTTCTGGGATTACAACCAAAGCTACGTGCGCTTCAAAGACGACACAATACCCGGGGCCGGCACAGACAACATCGCCGTCGCCGGTATTCCGCTTTATAACCTCGTGGTTCAAGTAGAGGAGCCGGTCAGCATGGAAGCATACGGCATTTTTGAATTCGCAAAGACCGACAAAACAATCAAGAGCCGAGAGACGGCCGTCGCGTTGGCAAAAAGCGAAATTTCCGCATACAAAGACGGACTCGTCGAGGGTTCGTTTGAAACGTACACGGCCGGATTACGAAGCGGTCAAATTATTCGGATCACTTCAACCCTGCTCGACATTGACGAGTCGTTTCTCATTCAGCGCGTGAGCTTCAAAATGCTGACCACGACAGATTTTTATTACAAGGTGGAACTGGCAACGCTCCGCACGATCGGAATTATAGACTTCCTCATTGGATTGCTCCGAAGCGGAGACCACGTCATTGAGGACACCGGCGAAACGGTGCTGGAAAAAACCGTGTTCCCAATTGAAAACTTCACACTCGGAGACGAGATAGCAATAAATACCGATGATTTGCCACAGGCGGAAACCCTCAACGTCGACGAGGAGGCAACCGTTCAAGCCTTAGACTACGGCGTGCAGTTTGTGCTTGGCCCACAATTGCCGAGCTCAACAAAGCGCGTGTTTATTTTGGACGGTTCACGCTTAATTTAAAAAATGCTATAATAAATTTATGGACAAAGACTTTCAAAAATACATCGAAAATTTGAAACAAAAAATCGGCGAAAAAGCCGGAATGCTTGGCGTCTACCGCTTCACGCTTGAGGACGTTTTGACGGGAGAGAAAAAAGTGCAGTACTACCATAACGTGATTTGTACCGTTGGCCGCACAATGATAGCCAACAACCTCACTGACCCAACCCCGGACAACGACATGCTCGTGACCCACGCCGCACTCGGAAGCAACGCCACACTCGTAGCAGAGGGCGACACTCAACTCGGCACAGAGACATACCGAAACGCGATCGCGAGCCGAACCAACTCGGGACACATTGCCTACGTGACCGCTTTCTACAACCAAACAGAATGCAACGGTACATACAAGGAAGCCGGGATTTTTTGCGACGGAACGATAACCGCAAATACCGGAATTTTGCTGTCTCACGTCAACATTGACGTGACGAAGTCGAACACGCAAAAATTAACAATCGACTGGACACTAACGCTTCTAAGCGCATAACAATATGAAAAAATGGGTATCAGGCGAGGAAGTCGCGGCAACAGACTTAAACCTCAACTTTCAAAAAACATTTTTAGAGAAATTCGGTCCTGGGACTGACGGAGACATCGACATAAACTCGGGGAGTTTTTCGTCCGGACCGATCACAAGTAATGCGCTCACGCGCGATGCATATTTTAATAATTTGACACTTTCCGGCGGAAACTTAAATCCGGCCGGATACCGCATTTTTGTAAAAGGCACGCTCACAAGAAACTCTGGGTATAAAATTTTTAGAAACGGAAATAACGGAAATAACGGAGAAAACGGTACAGGCGCAAGAGAGGGATCAGGAACCAGCGCAACAACTGGAGGAGCCGGAGCGACTGCATTGTCGGCCGGAACTTTGCCAGCACCAAAAGGCGGCGCCGCAGGTGGAGCCGGAGCTCGAGGAACTGGTAACCAAAATACAGGTGGAGACTCACCACAGACCGGGACGGGTGGAACGAGCGGAAGCGCCGTAACTCACGCAGTCGGTAAAGCGGCCAAAAACGGTGGCGGCGGTGGAGGCGGTGGGGCTTCGTGCTATTCCGGGACTTCATACAACTACGGAGCAGGTGGAACGAGCGGAGGGACTGGTGGCGGAGTCACTGCCCCAATTAACCCACTGCACCCAGAAACAGCATGGCGCTGGCTCGACCAAGACGCGACAACTTTTTATCAATACTTAGGAAGCGGACAAGCGGCCGGTGGAGGCGGAGGTAGCGGAGGCGGAGGTTTTCATACCTCATTCAGCCCGTGGTATTACGGGGCATCAGCCGGATCAGGTGGAGGAGGAGGCGGAGAGGGAGGATTTATATTCATTTCCGCATTCCAAATCGTCCTCAACGGCTCGGGCGTATGGCTTGAGGCCAAAGGAGGAAACGGAGGAAACGGAGGAAACGGAGGCAACGGCGCCGGAGCATCACCACAAACAGGATCGGCGGCCGGTGGAGGAGGAGGCGGAGCCGGAGGAAACGGAGGCATCGTGTTTTATATGTACACGAAGTTAACCAATAATGACAGCGCAACCGTAGACGTAAGCGGAGGAACCAAAGGAACCAAAGGAACCAAAGGCACAACATACATGGCCGGTGTTCCCGAAGCATCGGACGGAACTGATGGACAAGACGGCGATACGGGTACAATTTTCGCCTACGACTTATTAGCCTAAAATAAAATTATGCACGTCAAAGCCAAAAAGAGAATAGAGAACGCAAAAAGGCAGGTCGACAAACGACCGGCTTTGACGTTGCCGAAAAAAGGTCGAGTGTTTGATAACTTCAAAGGAGCGGTCGGCAGACTTTGCGACGACGTTATGGCTTCCCCGGATTTGACCGAGGAGGAACGCAACAAAGTAGCGTGGCTGAGGTCGCGAATTGAGATAAATTTATGACAGAAATAGAGATTTTGACACCGGGAAACATAACGTTTGTGCTCGGACTGCTCGGGGTAATTTTCACAGTTTACAATTACTTCAAGAACCCACAGATAGATCAAGACAAGCGCGACGCATTGCTTGCTCAACAGGTACAATGGCAAAACGAGGGCTCAGAGAGACGCTTCAAAGAAATTCAAGATAATTTTAATGGCCTGCTTTTACAGAGCAACAACCACATCCACACAGTGGATACCAAAGTCGACAAGGTATGCGAGAACGTCAACTCAATGGCAAAAGAGATCACGAAACTCGCAACAATTATAGAGGAGAGAATCCCTAAAAAATAAGCAACAAATTTATGGAAAACCAAACATTCAATAGCGGAGCAAACATTGACCTCCGCACCGAAGCAGAAAAAGAAAAGGACTACCACTTTGAGGAAATAGTGGCCAGCGTCAATCCGGTCAACTGGGTGGAAAAGCCCCGGGACCAATGGCGCAAATTTCCGATTTTTAATCAAGACGGTTCGGGTTCATGCGTAGCGCAGACCCTCGCCAAATTGCTGGGCGTTTTGTACTGGCTTAAAAACCAAGTATACGTGCACTTCAGCGCGACGCACATTTATCAGCAACGAAGCAACAAGCCGGCCGGCGGAATGGCTGGCGTCAATGCGTTTGAAATCGCCAAGAACGGCGTAACGCTCGAGGAACTCGTCCCGAGCCAAAGCATGAGCGACGCGCAAATGGACGCGGTAGAAATTCCACAATACAAAAAAGACGTCGGCGCAGTTTTCAAAGTGCCGAATTACGTGCAGGTTTCAGCCCGGGACATTGAGACAATCGCCTCAATTATTCAGACAACCGGCAAAGCGGTTATGGTGTGGTTTTACTTCCAATACGACGAATGGACAGAGCACCCGGTAGTCAAAAACCTAAGCCTTGACCTTTACGCCGCAAGCACCTGCCGTCACTCGTTGCCGGCCGTGGACTTCACACTCGTGAACGGAAAAAAGTGTTTGATTATCGAGGACAGCTGGGGACCAAACGCCGGAGTCGGTGGCCAGCGCGTGATAGACGAGGACTTCTTCAAAGTGCGCAACTGGTTCGCGGCCTACCCGGTCAACTTCAAATTTTTTGACGAAAGCAATCCAGCGCCAACTCCAGTGCCTACGCCAACGAAACCAAAACACACATTCAACATTGACCTACAATTCGGAATGAGAAGCACAGAGGTCACCGCACTGCAAAACGTGTTAAAATACGAGGGGACATACCCGACGAACACTGATAGCACCGGATACTTCGGCGCGATCACAAAATCAGCCGTGCAAAAATTCCAAGATAAGTACGGAATCGCCTCAGCCAAAGACCCGGGATACGGTCGATGCGGGCCAAAGACCCGAGCGAAACTCAATAGCATTTATTCGTAAATTCTATGAGCTCACGCTGGAAAAAATCGCAGGCCGCAAGAGAGTGGGTCGCGAAACAAAACGGCGGAAGTGGGTGCGGTTCGGTACTCGCAATAGCAGTCATTTTATTAATAATTTTTATAGCAAAATAAACCTATGGAAAACACAGATACAAAATTGTCAATCGGCGACGCAGGCTCACTGTTGATCGGTGCAGGCCTCACAAAGCTCGACGACGTGACGATTGCCCTCGCATTAATTGGCGTCGGCGTGGCGTTGAAAATTCTCGTAGCCTACCTCCAAAAGAAAGGCCTCGAAGTTTCAAAGCCGAACATGGGATAACTTCCCTGTTCAGTCAAAACAAAAAGTGGTAAAATAAAAGGGTGATCGGTTCGTTTGGTGGCCGACTCACTAAGTGCTTCGGCATTAAATAGAAAAGCGTCCCTCTCGGGGCGCTTTTCTTTTGCGTCCCGGGCCGTGGACAACTCGGGGAGAGACGGGGGACAAGCCGGTTTCAGTATGGCGGAAAGCGCCAATCCAGTATGGCGGAAAGCGCCATACAAGTATGGCTGATAGCGCCACACTTTCTATATACATAGAATACAACAAGAGAGTACCTCAGAGAGAGACCCCGAAAAATCAGCCTTAAAAGTTATCCACTCCCCTACCCATTTATAAGCACTTGCTGGAAAATTAGAAATCATTTATACTTAATTCAGATACGGAAACACCAAGCACTTTGACAACCAACACCGAGACGCGAGTCTCGGCCTGCCCCGGAAAACTACCGAGTCAGGCCGAGGCACACACCTCACCAAAAGGTCGAAGCACTTATAAAAAATTAACCAAACAAATTATTTATGAAAAAAGAAACACCAAACAGCGCGGAGACAACGACAGCGCTGGACATCAAAGTCGTTGAGGAAAAAATAAAAGGAATGCGAGAAATGGTCGCGAGCACGAAAGTCGAAAACGACGAACAACTCGCCGCAGTCGCCGACTACATCAAAGCGGTCAAGACCATGGGAAAATTTGTGAGACAGGAAATGGAGAAGTACACGAAGCCGGCGCAAGAAATTATAAACAACGCCCGGGCCAAGTACCTACCATACGAAAAGGAATGCGACGACGCGGAGAGATTGCTCAAGAGCAAGGCATCAGCCTACATGATTGAGCAGGAAAAAATCCGCAAGCAGAAAGAGGACGCGATCGCGAAAAAGGTCGAGGACGGAAAACTCAAAGAGCAAACAGGCCTCAAAAAAATGGAGGCACTCGGCGAGGAAAAGAAAACGGTCGCAACTCAGACCGGAGCAAAGCTAACATTAAAAACAGTCAAAGAGGTGGTCATTGTAGACCGCGAACAAATCCCTCACGAATACTGGGTGGTCGACGAAGTCAAAGTGCGAAAGGTCGCGCTTGCCGGAGTCGCAATACCCGGAGTCGAAGTGAGAGAGTCTAAACAAATGAGCGCCTAAGAAAAACCATATGACACAAAAAATTCTCAAAGTTATTTTTTACATCGCCATCGGATTGCTTCTCAGCTTCGCATTTGCGCAGGTCGCGGCCAAAGGGATCGACCGCCAAGAGGAATACGAATGCCATAAGTGGGCGGACTGGGCAAACGAATACCCACTGTTCTATCTCACACAATGGCAAGCGGATCAATGCAAGGCTCACGGCATAGAGGTCAACGCGCCGGTTCACGGACCGGCCAAGCCGGAGGCCAAGGCCGAAGTGAAAGAAACAATGACCGCGACAGTTTACTCCTACAGCTCAGACGAAAATCAGACCGACGGCAACCCAAACCGAATGGCCAGCAACAAGGACGTCTACCCGGGCGCGATCGCGTGCCCGAGTAGATACCCATTCGGAACCAAAGTCGAAATCCAAGGGCAGGTTTATACTTGCGAGGACAGAATGGCGACGAAATACCGCGCTGGGAATTTCTTTGACATTTGGCAGGCAGACCACGCCACCGCAGTCGAGTGGGGCGTTCAACAATTAACCGTAAAAATTCTAAAATAAATTTATGAACCTAAACCTTGTACAAATTTGTGGGCGCCTTACGAGGAAGCCCGAACTCAAAGCCTTGCCGAGTGGGACGAAAGTCGCCTCATTCAGCGTAGCAAGCAACCGATCGTGGAAAGGAGACGACGGACAAAAGAAAGAGGAGGTCGAATTTCACAACGTGGTAACGTTCGGCAGGACGGCCGAAGTGATAGCCCAATACTTCAACCAAGGCGACGAAATCTACATCCAAGGGCGCCTCAAGACTTCAAACTGGGAAAAAGACGGCATAAAGCACTACAAAACAGAAATCGTCGGCGAAAAGTTTGAATTCGGGCAGAAGTCACGCGCTAATAGCGACGGTGGGGCCACAGAATCGCGCCACAGCGAGCCAAAGGTCGAAAACACAATAGAATACCCCGAGGAGGAAATAAACCCCGAGGACATCCCTTTTTAATCGAAAAACATATGCCGGAACCACTAAACGAGGAAAACAACGACGAGGTGTGTGAAACTTGCGGAGGAACCGGGGAGGTCACCACAATGGAGACCGTCTACCCGGGCGAACCGCACCAAGCCCCGATCGGGACAGCGCCATGCCCCGACTGTAGCCCGGAACCGGACTACGACGACCAAGATGAGTGAGGAGGGCGAAATGTGGGCAGGTTACCGAGAGGAGCGCCGGGCCAAGAAACACAGCAACGAGGAGCAATCACTGGCCATGCTTCGGGCGCGAGGCATCGAATACGAGACGCTCAATGCGGCAATCAGCCACTACAGAGTCGGAAAATTTAATTTTTGGCCTACGACCGGGAAATTCTACAACCCACAAACCGGCCAAAAAGGACGCGGAGTAAAAAACCTAATTAAAATCACTTTATGTCAAACAAAAAAATCATAACCAGCTCGAACACAGAGAGCAAAGACTGGAACTTCGCAAAAGGGAACGTCCAGCTCAACTTCAAGCTGAGAGTCGACATCAAAGAGGAAATGAAATCCTTTGTCGAATTATTAAAAACAGCGCAGGCCAGCGTCGAGGCCGAACTTCAAAAGCGCTTCCCTAAAAATTAAACCTATGCGCACGGCGGAATTTGTAACACCGAAGCACCCGGACAAAATGTGCGACCGGATCAGCGACGGAGTGCTCGACTGGGCACTGAGAAACGACCCCAACGCACGGGTGGCCATTGAGACAATGGGAGGGCACGGTAAAGTTTTCATAGTCGGGGAACTGACAATGAAAGAAATCGAGAAGCACGACCCGAACGTAGTGCTTGCCGAAATTGTCGAAAAGGTAACCGGGGAAAAATTGGAAATCGAGGGACGCATAGTGACGCAGTCGGAGGACATCGCAAAAGGCGTGGACACCGGAGGCGCCGGAGACCAAGGAATTATGCAGGGGTACGCAACGAGGGAGACGGCAAACTTTATGCCGATAGAATACGAGCTCGCGCGAAGCCTTTGTAAATTCCTATTTGAGAAATTCCCGGTAGACGGAAAGACGCAGGTCACCGTCAACGAAAAAGAGCCGAGCATTTCCTCGAAGTACCACGGACAAGCCTCGCCGGTGGTGCTCGTGGCCAGCTTTCAAAAAGTGGCCGGCGAAACATTGCTCGAGGCAATGAGAGAATGGCTGAGAGCTAACGACTACCTGCCCGGCATTGCGGACGTTCAACTTTACGCGAACCCGGCCGGAGACTGGAGCATTGGAGGATTTGAGGCAGACACCGGACTCACCGGGCGAAAACTTGCGGTCGATAACTACGGCCCAAGATACCCACTCGGAGGCGGAGCGTTCTCGGGAAAGGACGCGACAAAGGTCGATAGAAGTGCGGCATACATGGCACGCAAAATCGCGGTGGAGTTTTTGGAAAACAACGAAAACTTTGACGAGGCAAAGGTTCGCCTTTCCTACGCGATCGGAATTGCGGAGCCGGTAGAAAAGACAATGCTCGCGCGCAGGCACGGCGCGGACGTGTGGGAGGCACAAGACATCGGAGACTACGACCTCACACCGAACGGAATCATTGAGTGCCTAAATTTAAGAGCGCCGATTTTTCAAGAGACCGCCGAATGGGGTCACTTCGGAAACGGCAACATTTGGAAATAAACCTATGAACGAATACCTAAACCAAACAATGACCTGCCCGGATTGCCAAGGGGCCGGCACAAGAAAAGACGGAGAGAAAGACGTCCCGTGCGAGACGTGCGGTGGCTCCGGCGCAGTGATAGACAGCGCGATACCACTCGCAATAAAAAAGCACATCCCAAACATTGACCGATCAGTACTGCCGAAAATTATGGTCGAAATTTTCCACCACATCCAATTCAAGCTGAACGATAGCTACGAAAGAGGAAAGGTGGACGGCAAACTCGAGGCCAAAGAGGAGCCAATGAAACTGGGGTAGTTATCCACTCCCCGGGTTCATTGCTTCTAATTTAGAAATCATTTATAATAGACTTGTATGACGGAAAAAGAAAAAACACCAATCGAAAGAGTCAAAACCAAGCTGTGGAAATTCAACTACTCGGTCAAGGACTTTTCCGAGACCAAGCACGTTGACTTTGACCTGCTCGTCGACGGGACGATCAGAG